TCACCATCTGTTTCATCAATAATATTAAACTTTATACTTACATCTTCACCAAACATAAACGAAATGCCATCTGTACCAACTGTCTCACGAAGAATAGCAAATCCATCCTCCAAAAGAAGATCACTTCCATCATCACCTTGAGATTGTGAAAGATGTCCATCCTCAGTACCATTAATAACAATATTATTAGATATCTCTTCAGCACTTTCAGATATGATACGGTCCAAGTCTTCAGTAACTAGTATACCAAACTCACCAGCACCTGTACCGTGAGATATCTCAATTCCTTCAAAATCAGGAAATGCATTTTCTGGGGTTTCTAGTTCTACAAACCCTTCACCAGTTTCGTTTTCAAGAATAAATCTATCACCATCCTCTTGAATAATAGAAGTTTCTAATAGAATTTCAAACTGATCAAATAGGATTGTACCAAGACGATATTTTATAGGTTCATCAAATACCGTTCTGAATGTAGAAGCAAGAATTGCACTATAGGTATTAAGATCATAATCATTTCGTGTAAGGCTTGCGCCGGAGATGCCAAGTTTCGCAGAAACGAATGATGTGTTGATAACTTTTGAGAATACATTAAATCCAGCTGGATGAACTGCTTTTTTCAACTCATTCAGATATTGATTGCCACCAGCGTTTGTCTGAATTTCATATGAGAATTGCTGATAATAATAAGAGTCTTGAATCCTGATAAGAGCTTCACCAATTAAATTTTCAATACCACCAAATCTACCAGATTTCTCAGTCGTAGTTCCTAGTGTAATATTTGACTTTGCAATATCTGCATGAACGATTGTCGCAGATGCTGCAGAAGTTGTTATTGCTGTTGTTCCAGCAGAGAAATCTGCACCAGCATCTTCAAATAATACTTTTTCTGTGGCATGAAGAGAGGATGCATTTGTCCCATCCAAGATTAAGTTATCAAAGGGAACATCATCCTCGTATAGAAGTATTCCATTGCCATCCCCGTTGTCATCTTGGTTTAAAACGATATTATTGTTTGGATCATCCGTTCCATTCGCATCTGTTGCATTAGGAATGATTTTTTCACCAGCGTTTGTACCACTAGCATCAGTACCATTAAGAACCAAATCATCTTCGTAGGATAGATCAGCATCAAGTACGATAAAGTAACCAGCACCATCTGAAACGATTGGGATTGGTGAACTTTCTAATATAAATTTTACCTGCCTTGGTGCAGATGAAAGTTGAGTAGTTTCATTATCAGAACCAAGGAAGTTGTTATCCTCTGTAATTATAAATCCACTATCTCCAGTACCATCTTCCAAATCAAAGTAAGATAATCTTTGTCCGCTCTCCATGATAAGATCGCCGTCACCACTCTCCAAGAGTATCATCCCAGTATTAGTTGAGAGGTCATCTATTAAAAGTCTGTCTCCATCCTCACTAACTAGATTTTCTCCATAGACAAGATTAGCATCTAAAATAATATTTACACCAACATACTCATTAGTTGCAAGTGAGTCTTCTAGAAGCACACCCTCATTAGAAGTTCCGCCCTGAGATTCATCTTGAATAGCAATATTGTCTTCAATTGAAACTGTTAGAACTTGGGTTGTAGAATCATAAGCCCGAACTGTTCCTGTGTGTGAAGTTAATGCTGCACCCACAGCAAAAGTTCCAGTGATGTCTTTAATGACAAAATTTCCACGGGGTTCCATAATAGGTGATTCACTATAATCAAAACCGGGGTTAGAAACATTGATAGAAGATATACGACCAATATCCGTAGTGGTTGACAATACTTTAGCACCTGTACCATACTGACTTCTAACAGCCGCAGTTGGTAACAGTGAATACCCATCACCACCCTGAGTAACCGTAATTTTTGTAATATCACCAGAACCAGATTCTAAGATAAATCCTTCATTGTCATAACGGTTTGTGTCTATGACTTTTAAATTTACCGCCCACTCAGACTCAACACGATCACCAAGAACAGCCTCAGTGTTTATACCATCAGTATAAGAAGCCGCATTTCCAGACTCACCATATAGATGATCTGAACGATGATTATAGTTACCACCATAGAGGGTATATGTTGAACTGTTGTATGATGATTGAGCAATAGCTGTTGTTGCAGTTGGTGAATAGAAAGTAATACCGGGATACTCTAGGAATTGATATTGTCTCACTGCTGTTGCTGCGCTCTCAAACACCAACACCTCATTGTCCAGTAGTGTCTGTGCAGCAGACATTGTAATTGAATTTTGACTTGTAACGGAGACGACTGTAACAGTATTACTCAAACCGATACTGTTTGATCTAACAGTCATTCCCACCAAAATTTCATCACCAGAATTTCCGTCCAAGATTACTGTTGTTGAATTAAAAGTTGCCCCGTTGGCCAAGCCGCTAGATTTTGTGATAGTAGTCTGTTCAGCAGAATAATTTGTCAAATGGATTGGATAGTAATAACCGATACCATTGTTGTATATAACATCAGTACCATAAACTGTATATGGTTCCTCACCCTCAATTGTACCCTCTTCCAACTGAAAGTTAAACAGATCAATAAACTGATTTGTACCAGATTCCTGTACAATAATATCACCATCAGTTTCATCGATGATGTTACCATTTATAACTGTAACCTCAGCCTTAGCACTATCTACAAACCCTGCTTCAGTACTATTATCAGTAAATACAACAAGGTCACCAATCTCATAGTTGGTTCCTGCATCATCAACAACAACACCAGAAACCGAACCAGTTTCTACCTTATTAATACTAGCAGAAATATCACCACTACCAATTGCAACAGAAGTATCAAGGTCTATAATATCACTGTTACTATATAGCGTTCCGTCATTTGAAATTGTTGTAGATGAAAGTAATTGTTGAATGACAAAATTATATTTAATATTCTTTGTAGAAGATACACCAAAAATTGTTTCTCCATTAACAAATGTTCCAACCACACTTGAGATTTGAAATTCAATATAAGAAGTACCACCAGCAACAGCAAAGGTTGTTGCACTCTCAACAAGAGCAGTTGCCAAACTAGTTCCACCTGTAATAGATTGACCTATTAGTTCATTTGCAACAACATTACCAGAAGCAGAACAACGAATAACTGTGGGCTGATCCCAATCAGCAGCTGACGCTTTTAACATATACTGGTTTGGATAGAATATTTCTGCATCTTCATCCAGAAGGATTTTCATAAAGAGTTTAGCACCCTCCTTAGTTCCCTTCCGTCGATACAACTCACGAATATGTTTTTCTAGATTTCTCTTATCGATACCAGTTGCGGTGTTACTAGGAATTCCTTCCATAAATGATTTACGAAACTGTTCGATGAAGTCATAGATGGTATTGTCAATGTCAGCGTAAGCCAATAACTGCTGAATATTCTGAACCGGGTTTGCACGATACCTTGTGATCTTACCAGACGCACCAGAGGTTGAACCTGTAACAGTTTCGCCAGTTTCAAACAACTGTTGAGATGAGATAAACAATCTAGGGGTATCATCCGAAAGGTCTTCAACAAGAACAGTTGCAGTAGCATAAGACATACTGCCGGTGATTGTTTCGCCTTCAATAAACTTACCTGTCGATCCCGAACCCGATTCTGTAACAACCAGTGTTCCATCTTCACTTAGAAGATTTGTGGATGTTTCGAATTCCAAAAGAATATTATCGATATTGACTTCTAATCGCAGCTCACCCGCTTCTAGAAATTCGTAATATGATCTTAGGAAACGAGAAAATTGTGGATGGTCTTCAGCAATAAAGTCAGGAAGTTGTCCATCAATCTGGGTACTGAGTTTATTCTCTAGTTCTGGGGTCCAGTTTAAATCAAATGGTGGCATGATTAATAACTCGACGGCGTTACATAATTAGTTGTTGCCACAAATGCCGAAGTACCCCCACCACCACTATTTACTGCAATGGTATCTTGTCCTCCTGTAATGATGGTATTGATTATATCAATTTCGATGATTTGATTTCTCTTACCTACAATATCATTGGACGCTGGTATTGCAGTTAACCTTATTGCTCTTGATGCATTGTCATCAACATTAGATACTGAAGTTATATAAATTGGATTAACTGAAACTAGGCCAGTTGCATAGTCTACAGTTCCGGCAGCCGAACTATGATAGGTTCGCACCCCAGAAACCAAATAGTATATACGAAGGTTGCCCGCACCATCATCGTCAAAGAACATCTCGTTTGTATTGTCTTGTATGTAGAAACCTGTTGATGCAATGATACCACCCCCAGATGCGTTGTGTCCAGAGTGTGGATTGAAAAGTGAGTTTCCAAATTGAATTGTGAAAGAAAATGAACCAGATGTGTTTGGTGTATAAAAACTACCCAGAGTCACCGTTGTGACATTACTCAATATTGAATTATCAGTATTATCAACCAAAGAAGTAAACTGTGAATGCCTAAAAATTGAATTAAATACTTTGAGGTAATCAGTATTGTATGTTGAAATTGTATTAGATACAAGTGTCTCTATAGACTCTTTAGAACTTGTTGTTGCATTACTGTCGTATTGAAAATTACAATTGAGAATAAGAAATAGATTTTCTGGGTCAACAACCACAGGAGTAATTGATGCAACAGTGTATGGAGCCAAGTCTTTTACCAACTGTGCCTTCTGAATCTCATTTAGATTTAGACCTGTCGTTGACTTAACACTAATGAAAACCTTACCATAATCTGCAACATCAGATATACCAGTAACCGCATTAAATGAACCATCCTCACCACCCCAAACAGAAACCGCCTGAGTGTTTGCAAACAACTGTTTAACATATGTCTTGTAATCTTCTGTGGTAACACATCGACCCTGTGATGCATAATCAAGTGGTGCGTTATACTTGACAGACTCAATTGATTCTGGTTCTGACCCACCAGCAGAATTAGAAACGGTTCTAACATTTACACTATTAACCGTATCAATTGCAGCCGAACTACTAAAGACTGATGCACCATTTGCAGCACCTTTGTTGGTAACAACATAATTCATTATGATGATGTTACCATCCTCTACTGCATTGCCTAGAATACCATCACCAAAGTATATTTCAAACTTACCGTCTTCTACCTCTTGCAGAAAATATACATTGGATGTTGAAGTCAATCCTGCAATATCTGTTGCTCTCGTATATGTAGCACTTCCAGTATCCGTTGCAGAATTTTGAACTTTGATTGTAAGAGTTGTTGTATCTGCTCTATCATCATTAATAACAAATCTCTGTTCAACATTCTGGGTGTCAGCAGTATATCTAGTTGCAACAAAACTACCCTCAGCTATTGTTACATTATTGAATTGAATAGAAGACCCACTATTGGATGCAGTAACACTTTGTGTGGTTACAAACTGATAAGATGTATCCCCCACACTAGATGTGAAAACTGTACCCGCAGGCATTGTTGCACTTGCAAGAGATGTATTCAAAAATACATCAACGACTGCCTTTGCTGCTGTGGATGAACGAGTAGTATATCCCAAAGTCTTCGCATGTGAAACCACACTTGACCTCAACTGAGATGAGTCAAGGAACATCTCGTTTGCAAGCATGTTCGCATTGAAACCAAGATAGTGAGTATTGTATGCAAGAACATCAAGGAGCGCACTAAGACCCGAACCTTCGAAGTCATAGTCCTTGAACTCTGATTGATTTCGCATGAAGACTTTTAGGTTATCTTTAACCTCATCAAAGCCAAATTCTGTTACACTGAGTCTTTTTCTAGTCGCTGCCATTATCGTAATCTCTCTAATAGAACTTCCATATTCACAAGTTCTGTTGGGGCGTTAACAACATAAAACTCAATAGTAACATTATATGCATTGTTGTCAAGATTAGGTTGAGCTCGAACTCCAACGAGTCTAGCCCTTGGTTCAAAGTTCTCAATCACCTCTTCGATCTTCATAGTTAGAACATATGCAGTGATTGGCGTCATAGGTTCAAATAGAATATCTCTTACACCAGAACCAATCTCTGGGTGAAAGGGTTTCTCATAGAAGTTGGTTAGGATAAGATTTCTTACAGATCGCTTGACTGCCGTAAAATTAATTACCTTATTAACATCACCCGTTCCCGTCTTTGGTCCAAAGAATAAATCAATATCAGAATACAATTGAGCTGCACGGCTTTCACCTTGATATGTAGCGTCAGTATATGCATCTTTAGCACCCATGTGTATTCCTCTTTAGTATTATTTATACACTCTCTGATGTGTTTTGTTTCATCATAAACTTATTATTAGACTTCCAAACGTTCTTTGCACTTACACGAATGAATCGTTTGTTGGTTTCATTTGTATTTGGGTTAGGAATAGTCACTATAACATTCTTACCGTTGTTAAATGCATCAAGCTGATTTCTCATTCTCGCAAAATCGTTATTCATATAATTTCTACGAACTGCCTTAGTAGTGGACTTACAAACATTATTACGTTCACCCTTTGATGTTTGTGTCGCCCTTGATGTTTTCTTTCCCATAATATAACTCCTCTATATGTGTTTGTATTTATAATGACTATCCGGCGGTGTTATTACCCTAACCTACCATTATACTGCTCAACCAAGGTGCGGCATTTGCAGATTTACCACCCGCTCCCCAATATGTTGCCCCACTACCCCCCAGAGGACCAGATTGTGAAATATCAACATGCATACCCACATCATTCATATAACCAGACCCGGCACCAATTGATAATGCTCCTGCATTCTTAGCTGCCTTTGCAAAACTAGATGCAAGGGCAACATCCTTTACCATCGACAAACGGCGACCATCTTTATATAACCATATGTCAGCAGCAAATCCATCATCATGTCTTTTGGAACCAACTGTACCTGTACTTGCATTTTGTCCACCTGAAAATACAACAACATTAATACCAGTTGCTGCAGCGGCGGATATTAAAATAGATTCGAGTGCAGGTACAAGTCTTAGTTTGCGTGTTGCGGCAGAGTTTCTATATGTTAATAAACCTGTCGCTGGGACAAAATCTGGCACAGGTTTAATATCGGGATTATAATTGTCTAGAACACCAGCATGACTTCTGTGGGAAAATCCTGCATCCCCAGAAAAGTTTTTACTTGAACCCGGCAATATAGCTTTTATTAATTCGCCATTAACATTAGATAATGTTTGTGCATCATTTTCAGATGCAACTTTAATTGCTCCAGTATCTAATGTTGGCGGAATAGCAGAAACATCATAAGATTTTAACTTCTCTCCAATCGCAAGAACACTTGCTTCAATTTCTGGATTTTGATTTGACACGGATGGGGTTTCAGATTCCGCATTTACTGCGGCCTGTGTTACTGCAACAGGTTCCATAGTCGCAGGAACTTTACTGCCCGATTCCTTTTCAAGATTTGGGATAACTGCACAAAGATTACCACCACCCGACAGAGCTTCAGTTGCTTTTGTAATAAGACTTTCTAATTCTAAACCTGCTGATTTTATATCGTCTCCAAATTCTGTTTTGATTTTTGCAAGAGCAGAAAAGAATGATGGGCTGCCGGGAGTCTGAGAAAGGAGGCTTGTAATTTCTGCTTGCAAGTTTAGTTTGGGTAGAGTTGGTATCTCAATAGTTTGTAGTTTATCCACCAACCCATCAAGTTCATTCTTCGTTGCTCCAAACGCCGCAGCTGCCGTTGATGCCGCTTCGTCAATTGATGCCAGTATCTCAGCCTTTGCATCATCCAACTTTGACAGAACACTATTCAGTTCTGGACTTGCACCGCATAAATTAGCGTTTGCGAAATCAACCATTATTAACCCCCCGCAAATACATCAGAACTGCCAGCAGCTACAGAAGTGCATCCACTAATCGCATCACCAATTCTACCAGCACCCATATTATTTACAAAGACAGTTGTTGATCCTGTAGCAATTGGTGCGGCATGTGATGGACAAGGAACACCGGGTAATAGATGTGATGTATTGTTATCACCCTGTCTGCTCCATGCAATATTATTTACGAACACGGTTGGTGATCCCACTGCTCTTGATGGTGTTGAGCAATGGGGAATATCTGCATCACCTATTCTAGTTGCTGCTGGCATTTGATCTCTCCTTTGTCATAAGCAATTGCAATCTATAATTCCAAAGTGCAATTTCCCTATGTTCATCCTCCGTGTGACCATCATTAACAGTATGGTGAACATTCGACGGTTCGTGATAGTGATTGTTGTCACCCATGGCCGATGCTGTTTCTAACATTAAATGATTTTCTGACTCTGTTGACCAATTTTCGGGGATTATACGATCCCCTGCTGATGCAGTTGAACTTTCTAAAAGTATCTCGTTTGTTGTAATTAGCGTTCCCAAATCTGGTAAAAATTTTATGACATTTTTTAATGTTGAATCGACTGGAATTGCATCATAACTTGTATACGTTGTAATCGTTCCAACCTGATTCATTATTTGAAATTCGTGTGCCATTAGTTCAAGTCAATCCTTGCGCCGTTAATCTCTAGATTGCCTGTTGATGTGTGAGCCCATGTTGTTCCTGTGGTACTTGACCATGAAGTACCAACTATTTGTGAGAGACTTGTCTCTGGATTAATAGTCATTGCAGAATCAGACTTTATATTGAGTGTGCTACCCGACTTCATAGACACGATGCCTGATATAGTTGATATAGACAAATCCTTTGTTACACCCAACATATAATTAGAACCAGTTGTTATAAAAATACCAGCAGCGGTTAGATTAGAATCCATCTCCTTACCAGAAACCGAAAGTTGATACATTCCACCAACGATTTGTGATTTAGATTTTTCGTGAATAATGACTGCATCGCCACCAACTCTGCCATGAACATCCTTGTTGATATTATAACCATAGTTGCCAACAATCTCTTCCTCACGATTACCACCAAGGGGCTTCCCAGCCGCATCTTGACCGACACCAACCTTAACACGATGGTTCTTGTGAATCTTCTGATAGAAGTTTCCTTCAATCTCTTGTATATAATCCCCCTTGATAAGTTCTCTTACTGAACCCTCAACAGTGATGTTCTGCGATCCCTTGATGACAATGTTCTCACTACCAATAACAATCTCATACTTATCTCCAATGATCTTGGTGACAACAGAACCATCAGGATGTATCTCTTCAAATGTTCCTGCCATATGTTGACGAAACATCCGTTCAGCACCGGGACTGTCATCCACTTCCGTGATATGACCAGACTCAGATTCAAATACATGGTTGTATGGATAAGTAGCAGAAATGTATGGATTAGCATCCTCAACAATTCCTTTTGAATTAGGTTCTTCCCAAAACCCCCGTGTCTCTTGTTCTGCTTCAACAGAGAGACTTTTTATATAGGGTTTGGTTGCGGTAGGAATACCTGTACCGCTAGAATCTTCGTCATTAGCCTCGACAGGATCACCATGCAATCTCTGAGCTCTGCGATTAATAAGAGAGTTGTGTGTTTCTGAGATTTTACCAAGGGCAAGTCTGTTTGTATCAGACTCGCCAACAGCGTCATGACTTGCAAACGATGAGCCGTGGCCACTTTTCCTTGGGCCAGGATATGGCCCATAAGTTGGACCATGTTCAGATGCATATGCTTTTTGAATACCGATATCGGTATCAAGTCCTCTTGGATCATTAAATCCCTTAGAGTTATCTGCTTGTGATGCGGCCACACCCGGTAGTGTACCCATGATAACAGGTTGCTGTGCCTCAGTGTCCCTAAAGAACCCGACAACCCACGAACCTTGCGTCAAAAACGAGGGGGTATGTCCAAGTCCTTGCATAGATGGATCAGTCACGGGGTGCATAACATGCGCCCACGGCAAATCCGCAGTCTTAACCTGAGTTAAATCCTCATTGTGTCGCCCAAGTACACGAACACGAACCCTACCAATCTTAGCAGGATCATTCCTGTCTTCAACTACACCAACAAACCAACTGAAACCATCTTTACCCATGAAATCTTGCATGGGACTATTTATAAGAGTTTAATGAAGGTCTGGATCACGCCCTAGACGTTTACCATCAATTGACCAATTATACTGTTCTACATCAAACAACTTTTTTGGATCACTGTCTCGCAAAGCCATAAGCATTTCAGCAGCTTCGAGCTCAGACATACCCTCTGTTACCATTTGTTTTTCTATAATTCTATATCTTATCATGAAGTTAACTTTTTTGACATCACTAGATGATCCCTTTCTTTACCACAATTAACAAAACTGTGTGGTAGTGTAGTATCAACCTCATAGACACAACCATCAGCAGGTATATGAACTATCTCATTCAGTGTAGGAAAAATAAAATAAGCATTTGGATTAGTTATAAGAACTAAATGATAACGAGGGGATTTATCTTTATGTACGGAATAGGTGCTGTGAGATGACATATGCATAACTCTAGAACGCTCACCATTCATATCCCGTATCACATCAGCAAAAACTGTACCCTCGTATATATCATTTAATATAATGTAGTCAGACTGTGATATTAAAATATGGTCCTTGACTGGATTGTTTCCATATATCGAACCAGTTCCATCGGTAAATGGATTACCGCCAGACTCGTTACTACGTTGTATACAAGTCTGGCGGTTCTCACCCAGTGGTTTTGACCACAGATTATCACCGAATCGTGACTGTATATTCTCCCATTCAACTAGACATCTATTCAGATCATAGGAATGATTTGTTCTTTTTACTAACATGGTTGGTTATTTATACATTACCAATGAGTTCATTGGGAAGAATGTAGTCTAAATTTTTATCACCTCTCGTGCTCTGGCGGGTAATTTCGATATAAACAGATTGCAGAGACTTCTCCTTGAACTCAACATACTTCTTTAGCTTCTTGGATTTGTACATAAACACCCCGTCTTCCAACTTAATGTCATCATACGAGTCCTTGTCAGAACCAATAGCAGTGATCTTCCCACAGAGAATGTCACCATAGTCGCCGTTATATACAACTTCATCACCAATATTCATTTTTTCGCTTCCGTTTATATTAAAGATATTCATAGGTTGTTGTTACAATAGGGACAACCCCTTCCCCAATTTCTCGACCATGCCGGTCAATAAACCTAGTCTCCGTTGTCACGACTCGGATGCGCCGAGATTTTCGACTGTCAGCTGCAACAGCTGTCATGTCGATCTCCTCAAAGTACTCAGTCGTTACTGTCTTGAATGGTTTCTTCATTCTTGCTCACTCCATATTTGAATTCGGTTTCAGCTGCAAGGTCTAACTTGTGCATGATGTCTTCCGTAAAGTAGGTTTCTGGGTCACTTAGTATTGCCTTACCAAACTGCTTAGACCCGTCAGGCAGTTCATACCGTGTAGACACCTTCTTAAACACCTCATACTTCTCTGCCAGTTCCAGCAGGCCGTAGTATCGATCCAATCCCCTGTCATAAGTCAGTCGAACGTCCACCATCTTGTTCTCTTTGGTGAGGCGGGACTTGTGGTTCTTACAATGAATGATGTTACCGATAACCTCAGTACCATCCTTCTCTTTCTTCTTGCTGAGGTAGATGATAGAACTCGCAGCATACTTCAGCCCAGAACCACCACCCATCTCCTTGGTAGAGAACAAGCCCATACTCTCGTAAGTATGATTAGTCACCACCATCGGAACCTTTGCTCGCCCAAGTTTAAGGGTCAGAACTCTGAACGCCGCTTTGAGAACCTGAGCCCTTGTCATGTCCCGTGTCTCTTTACCATCAGCAGTATCTTCGACTTCCTTCGTGGTACTCAGCATCCCCAGAGAGTCCAGACAAAGGAACATTGGATTGCGATCACTCTCAGGTTGCGCCATGTAACTGTCAAGGACTTTGAGCGCTTGGGTGCGAAACTCCTGCACAGTTGTAACAGGGAAGATCACCATACGCTTGGGATCAATCCCCCGGTCAACAACCATGTTCTTGGTAATCGCACTTTCACTCTCAAAATATATGACCCCCGCATTTGGATCACTGTCAAGGAAGTTCTTCACAATACCCATAAGGAAGTATGTCTTACCTGTTGCACTCTCTCCTGCGATTGCAGTAATCTTATTGGCAGGCAACCCCCCATACAATGAGCCACTCAATAATGCATTGAAGATATATGAGCCAGTATCAATGAAACTGTCCACATCTCCTGCTTCAACTCCGTCATCCACGATAGATGCGTATTCATTACCAACTTCCTTGATAATGTCCTTTAGAAAATTATTCATTTCAATATTCCTCTTTCATTTTATTAATCCCAAAGATTTTGATAATATACACCAAACAATCTAAACCCATTTTGAATTCTTTCTTCATATACCTTACGGCCATCCCAATCATATACCTTAGTATCATTAGGGCCATGGATCATTTCACTGTTTCCGTTTTCCAGTTTCATCCATTGTATATCACTTACCCCAGTTTCAAATTGATCTTCCCAATCGGTATTAACCTTACTGTCAAAGGCAAAGATCATTTCGTCCATTACCCAATTCCAACGATCAAAGAAACGATCATCAACTTCCCCATTCTTCTTATAATTCGCCAACTCTTTCTTATTAGGCTTCAAATGGTCTGGGCAATCCTTTATATCAACTTGAGGCCCGCCGTGATTAGTTTCTTTAAGTTGCTTGAGCATAGGAAGAATGATATAAGCAAGGGTGCTATCCATGCTCCATGTATCCCACGAATCTATCTGGACGTTAACAGTCCTCTTCTTTTTACTGTCAGCCGAAGTTAGAAACTTAGACAGCACAGTGTCGTGACGATCACGATCCCAACTGACCTTCTCGCCAACTTGTGTTTCAGGCTCTATGCTACCGTAAGCAAGCCATTCACCAAACTGATAAACCCACTCTGGTTTATCAGTTATTCCGTCTTCGCCTGGAACTTTCTTTGCCCAGAAGCAAAGTTTATCTGCCAGTTGATACGGGCCGAACCATTTTTTATACTTTCCGATAGTAACTTTCATCAGATTGCTTTCGATACCATTTCGCCATCACGAACAACATGCCTGTGAATAGTACAACCACTTGACCGAATATAAGCACGGCCCCCATCAATCATATTACCGTTATCAAACTGCTTGTAGTCCCAACGGTCAGCACTATATTGTAGAGTACCTTCATCGTCCTCTACAAGCCCAAACTCAAAACCCTCAACTGCATCTGCATTGGTAATCATAAGATTTCCTGTACCCTGTGATTTATACAACCCAAAATACCGATTGCCAAACTCTGGGTGAGGGGTTGCACGATAGAACACATCAGCTGAGTTTGTTCCTTGCTCAGTAGGGGTGGTGGTACAGACATACTTTACTGGCACGCCATCCTTCTCTGAATAAAGTTCACAAATCTTATCTGTATCAAACATGGGAATATGCTTAATTGTACCACCCATCTCACTTCGCTCCTGTCATCATATAAAAGAATATTGTAACTATTACTATATACCCTATTGTAACAAATGTCAAGGTATAAAATACATATTTCAAAGATTTAATTGGGTGGCTTACAAAGAAGCAGAGGACAAACCCAATCACAAATAATATTAGTAGTGCTTCCATAGCAGTTATTACAGATTATTAGTCAGCAGCCCGACGAAACCCTTCTGGAGTATATTCCCGCTGACGGCGGATTTGATAGTTACCGGGCGGGACACGAAGCGTTTCATGTGTGTCAAATGAACGAATATGCTGAATATCAGTTGGTTCTTTAACAATAAGAAACAGTTCATACAGATCATTATCTGGAACATGATCGGGCTTGAATGCTTCAACACGATCTGCAACCATAACATGGTTATGCCCAGTTTCGCTATGTGCGATTGTAAAGTATCCGTTTTCAGATTCCATTTTCTCTACGTTCTCAGGAATATCATCGATACGAATAATAATAAAATCACCCTGTGCAGCCATTTTAGTGAATGTTTTCATAGTAATCTCTCCATTTCATAGTAGTATTGAAAGTATATTTATCTTATTATAACTAATAGTAACATATCTAAAGGATTTTGTCAAGGGATATTTTGAGTTGTTGTCAAATAAAGTTTCTACATCTCTATATCATCCCAGACTTGAGCCTTGACTTGACGCCAGACTTGTTCCCAGACCTGATCCCTGACTTGATCAATGACTTGATCCATGACTTGATCCATGACTTGAGCGTTGACTTGAACCCTGACTTGAGCCCAGACTTGATCCATGACTTGATTGCTGACAGATTTCATTGTATATCATCCCAGACTTGATCCCAGACTTGATCCATGACTTGAGCGTTGACTTGAACCCTGACTTGAGCCCAGACTTGATCCATGACTTGATTGCTGACTTGATTCCAGACTTGAAGATAGACTTGATCCATGACTTGAGCCCTGATGGATTTCAGCAATAATCAAGTCCTCACTTCAAGCTGTCGGAGAAGGTCGCCGTCCAAACCATAGGTCCAAGCATTAGCATCAAGGGCAGTCTTCATTTCCGGGGGAACTGGCAAGGCAAACTCCCGCCCAGTTCCACAGCGTACTTTGAGAAACTTCTCACGGCCAATATCAGGAATAGTCACCTCAACCAATGTGCCAATCATTGGATCATCATCACAATCAATCACAGATGCATCCAGCTTCCGAAGAATTGTAGCCCAACCGATAATTTCACATGCACATCGGCGCTGCTCAACATTTTCCCAATTAAGGGCAGTTTCAGGAGCAAGCCCTGCCTTGTTAGTAATCCATTCAGCAGGGATACGAACACCATGCCAAGCGAACACTGAATAACCATCACGATAGCAAATAGCAGGGCCATCCTCACAGTGCAGCAGATTTCGGTCATCAAACTTGATTACTTCTGGCCGATCCTGAAAGACAACCGTATCTTCATATACGTTCAACCATCCACAATATTTGGCAAGCTCTGTGATACCATCCAGTTTTTCACAATCTTTGATTTTTAGAACATTGCGAAAATATTCATAAAACGCCAGCCAACTTGCATCATGGCTACGATAGATCATATCAGACACGATAGTCGATGCCGACATGGAAGGGTCAAGCTCTTGAATGATTCGAACTGCATCCATAGGACTTTTAGCCTGATAAAAATTGACAGGATTCTTGATACCAGCCAAGTTATATGCTTTGCAAACTGCATCTTTTGATTTCTCAAAATCAATCGGATCAGTTGACAGCCCAATTTTTAGCCACTTATCACGATAGACATCAAATTGCGCTTCTTGTTCGGCAGTAAGTTTTTCAATCATTATATTTCACTTTCTAATTTCTGATTATAACTAATAGTATCATATCTAAAGGATTTTGTCAAGAAGAATCTGAGTTGTTGTCAAATAAAGTTTCTACATCTCTATATCATCCCAGACTTGAGCCCTGACTTGATCCATGACTTGATCCCAGACTTGATCCATGACTTGAGCCCTGACTTGATCCCAGACTTGATCCATGACTTGATCCCAGACTTGATCCATGACTTGAGCCCTGACTTGATTCTTGACTTGATTGCTGACAGATTTCATTGTATATCATCCCAGACTTGATCCCTGACTTGATCCATGACTTGATCCCAGACTTGATCCATGACTTGATCCCAGACTTGATCCCAGACTTGTTCCATGACTTGAACCCTGACTTGAGCGTTGACTTGAACCCTGACTTGAGCCCAGACTTGATCCATGACTTGATTGCTGACAGATTTCATTGTATATCATCCCAGACTTGATCCCTGACTTGATTGGTGACTTGTTCCCTGACTTGATTGCTGACTTGATTCCAGACTTGATTCCAGACTTGAAGATAGACTTGAGTGTTGACTTGATCCCAGACTTGATCATTGACTTGATCCATGACTTGATCCATGACTTGATTCTTGACTGATTTCATTTTATATCATGCATGACTTGTCTATAGACTTGACCATAGGCTTGAGTGCTGACTTGATCATAGACTTGATCCATGACTTGACGCCAGACTTGTTCCCAGACCTGATCCATGACTTGATTGCTGACTTGATTCCAGACTTGAAGATAGACTTGATCCATGACTTGATCCCTGACTTGAGCGTTGACTTGAACCCTGACTTGAGCCCTGACTTGATTCTTGACTGATTTCATTTTATATCATCCATGACTTGAGCCCAGACTTGATCATAGACTTGATTGCTGACTTGATCCATGACTTGAGCCCAGACTTGATCCATGACTTGAGCGTTGACTTGAACCCTGACTTGAGCCCAGACTTGATCCATGACTTGATTGCTGACTTGATTCCAGACTTGAAGATAGACTTGATCCATGACTTGAGCCCTGACTTTATTCTTAACTGATTTCATCATACTATACCCCAGATTCTATCTTGGCAATACGAGCCTTCATATACTCTGTAATGATGGGGTCAATTTTTATATTCATATCAGATATTCTTTGCAACTCCATCTTAAACACCATAAGGGTGGGCATATCTGCGCCGTTGATATTGATGCTCATAACTCATTTCTCATACTCCTTCATTATATCTTATAGTATCATACCCAAAGGGATTTGTCAACAGTTAATCTCAGATATTCTTTATATTTTTCTACAGGGAAGGTAAATCAAAGTGCGCTCAGTTTTGAGGGGGGGCCATTCAGGTAGCTCTCAAAAAAGGTTTCACTACACCACTTCATAGGTCGCATCAAATATGTCTGGCTTGCACGGATAGCGTTCGCCCTTAATACCTGTAATAACCCAATCGCCGGGGCAGACGTTATGACCAGCCTCAAGCGTATCAATCCATCCATGATCGTGCATTCTGATACCACAATGCTTACAAAGAGTTTCTCCCCCAACGTCAGGGTGCCGAAAATATCGAACAACATTGCCCTCCGGTCCCTGCTTCATAATGCGGGTCTTGCCTCCATCGTCCGGGTGGTCGCCATTCTTGTGCCATTGGTGGGCCTCAATAACTACGGGTTTTTTTCTAAATTTCATCGTCGTTGTCCTTTTCAGAGTTTCGGGGGCTGTATTTTTTCATAGGGAAGGTAAATCAAAGGGTGCTGAGGTTTGGGGGTAGGGGTAAAGCTCTCAGCGGTTCTCAGTGGTTCCTCAGAACTTATTAGACTTTCGCAGATTTTCGGTTATTGTAAGGTATTGCAGATTACTCACCGTATGTAACCCAGATACATTCTTACCATTCAATGGAACAATATGATCTACATGAAAACCTGTGGGACAGTTACGGTAGAACTCCTGTATTTCATCCATATCATCGAAGACAAATCTTTCTTTGATACGCTTACTATTCTTTGCATTACGAGCTGCATATTTACCCTTATAGTATTCCCTCTGATATGCTCTGAGGTGTTCTCTGTTTTCCCTCTGCCATTTTATAGTGTTTGTATTTTTGTTAATTATATTATTCCTTTTCTTATGGCAAGGAACACATCGACTGGTTTTGTATATAACAGGTTCACCCTTAACATTATACCGCTTTTGTTTTACTAGTAACCTTAAAGTAGAACCACACTTACGACAGGGGTTTCCCTCTTTGTATGCTGGTTCTTTCTTGCTGCCTTTATTACCCATATCTCTATATATATCTTATTGCATTTATATAAAAGTAAAGGGTAGTTCAATTGAAAGGCTGTCAGTTCTGGGTGGGGGCGTTCGAGATTTCTCTCTGGATACTATGGGGGTTT